GCAAAAGCAAGAGCGATGAGCAAAGGGCAGCGTGCGGGTGCCGTAAAAAGAAAACAAGCAAAAGCGAATACAGGCCCTACACCTAGTAGAGCTGCAACCTTTGCAAAAAGAAAGAAAAAAAATATGGGTGGATCAGCTGGTGAAAACTCTATGGTAAAACAAGCACAAAGAAATTATACAGGTAGTTATATATCTGGAGATCTAGGTGGAGTAAAAGTTTCTAACCCAAGTTATAGAAAATATTACAAAGGCATGGTCTAATGAGAAGACAAGACAACATGCCAAAGAGAAATAAAAAGAATTTCCGTCCTACGGAAAAAGGCGCAGGGATGACAAGAGCTGGCGTTGCTGCATACAGAAGAAAAAACCCTGGCTCTAAATTAAAAACAGCTGTGACCGGTAAAGTTAAAAAAGGGTCTGCTGCCGCTAAAAGAAGAAAATCATACTGCGCAAGAAGTGCAGGACAAATGAAAAAATTTCCAAAGGCTGCCAGAGATCCTAACTCAAGACTACGTCAGGCAAGAAGGAGATGGAAATGTTAAAAAAACAAAAGATAAAAAAAGTAATTAAAGGTTTGGGCAAAGCAGTCAAAGCTCATACCAAACAAGCTAAAATGTTGAAAGGAGCCATCAGTGGCGGATCCAAAAAAAGGAACGGGAAAAAAGCCTAAAGGGTCTGGTCGAAGACTTTACACTGACGAGAATCCTAAAGACACTGTCGGTATAAAATTTGCTACACCTGCAGATGCAAGAAAGACTGTTGCAAAAGTTAAAAAAGTATCTAAACCTTTTGCACGTAAAATACAGATCCTGACTGTTGGAGAACAGCGAGCCAAGGTCATGGGTAAATCAAAAGTCGCTGCTATATTTAAAAAAGGAAAAGAAGCTATTAGAAAGTCAAGATAAAATATGATCATAGGGCCACCTATGCTAACACATTCATTTTTAAAATGGATAGTCGAGCAAAATACAAAAGATAAAATTATTTTAGAATTTGGAAGTGGAGGGTCTACAATATTTTTTAGTAAAATATTTAAACAAGTTATATCTTTAGAATCTAATCAAAAATTTAAATTAAGCATGGAGAAAATAATTCCTACAAATGTTACACTACATGATTTAGATTTTAATTTATTTCCAAATATTTTATCTAATATAGATTATGTTCTTATTGATAACGATGAAGATATGTCTTTTAAAAGAGGAGATATAGCAAAAACAATAGTAGAAAAATATAACTATACTAAAAATATTATTTTAGATAATGGAGATTGGCATCCTGGAGCTTACTTTTATTTAAAAAAAGTATATAATAATTGTAAAGATTTTGGTTGGTATAATACATATGGAGATGAGACTATTACTTCAATTTTTACAGAAAGGATAAAAAATGCAAGATGAACTAATAATAATAACTAAAATACAGAAAGCACTAAAAGAAAAGTATCACAGTATCGGAGAGGCAATGATGGCCGGCACTGTTGACAATATGGAGAAATATAAGTATATGTTGGGACAAGCACATACGTGCGTAACTATTTTACAGGAAATCTCTAACCTGCTAAATGAAAAGGAGCAAAAAGATGAAAAAGGAACAGTCATCAAACTCAACACCAAAGATTAAATATGCTTTGGCTGAGAAATACGACGAAGAAAATAAAGCAAAAAATGAAAAAGAAGTAGACGCATACGAGCGTTTAAAAACAAAAGAGTCATCTAAATTACCGGTGCCAACAGGTTGGCGAATGTTAATTTTACCATTTAAGATGAAAGAAAAATCTAAAGGTGGAATTATTTTTGGTCAAGAGACTTTAGAAAAACAACAAGTTGGTTCAACATGTGGACTTGTCTTAGCACAAGGTCCAGACTGTTATAATGATAAAGATAGATATCCAGAAGGTCCTTGGTGCAAGAAAGGTGATTGGGTGATCTTTGCTCGTTATGCAGGATCAAGAATTCAAATTGACGGGGGTGAAGTACGTTTGCTAAATGATGATGAAGTACTAGCAACTATAGATAACCCCGAAGATATACTTCATCAATACTAAACATAGAAGGAGAATACTATGCCAGATACAGATGATCTGAAAGAAACAGTTGACTTAGACACTTCCGGTCCAGCTATGGATGTCGATGTACCTGAAACAAAAGAGGAGGACGTAGTAGAACAGAAAGAAGCTCCAGTTGAAGAAGCTACCATAAGACCTGTAGTTGAAGAAAAACAAGAGGATAAAACTTATGAGAATGAAAGAGAAACTAAATTAGAAAAGAAAGACGATACAGAATTAGAACAATACAGTGATAGCGTTCAAAAAAGAATTGCTAAGTTAACAAAAAAATGGAGAGAAGCAGAGCGTCAAAAAGATGAAGCTCTTACTTATGCTCAAAGTGTTTTAAGAAAACAAAAAGATGCTGAGAGTAAACTTTCCAAACTGCAACCAGATTTTGTTGCTGTCACAGAAGAAAGTATCACATCAGGCGTAGCAGCTGCGCAAGCTAAACTTGCAGCCGCTAGAGAAGCAAATGATCTAACAGCTGAAGCAGAAGCTTTAGCCGCTATATCTGAGTTAGGATACAAAAAAGCTAAATTGGCTGAAACTAAAATAGCCCAGGAAGCTTTTGAAAAACAACAATCGGAGAAAAAACCTGAAGTTAATTTAAATAGACAAACAGCAGCTAGAGGAACGCCAGATCCAAAAGCCGAAGCATGGAGTGAAAAAAACTCTTGGTTTGGTAAGGATAATGCTATGACTTATACTGCATTTGATCTACATAAAACATTAACTGAAGTAGAAGGTTATGATCCATCAAGTGATGAATATTATGCCGAAATAGATAAGAGAATAAGACTTGAATTTCCGCATAAATTTGCTAATAATAACGATACGGCTGAAAAAGAAACGACCAAGCCAGTACAGACAGTAGCTTCAGCGAAGCGAAGTACAAGATCAGGTCGCAAAACTGTGAGGCTCACACCATCGCAGGTAGCAATCGCTAAAAAATTAGGTGTGCCACTTGAAGAATATGCGAAACAATTAAACATCACGAAGGAGGCTTAAGCATATGGAAAATAAAATCGATAAAAAAACCTCTCGTGCGAGTCAAACTAGAGAAAAAACTTCTCAGAAAAAAGTTTGGTCTCCACCATCAGCATTAGATGCTCCACCGGCGCCTACAGGTTTTAGGCACAGATGGATAAGAGTTGAATCCTTAGGATTCCAAGACACTAAAAACGTCGCTGGAAGAATAAGATCAGGTTACGAGTTAGTGAGAGCTGACGAATATCCAGATTCAGACTTTCCAATCGTAGAGGACGGAAAATATAAAGGGACCATCGGTGTTGGCGGCCTAGTGCTCGCTAGGGTACCGGAAGAGATCGCGCAACAACGACAAGAATACTATGCTAAACAGCATGCAGAAAAAGTTGAAGCAGCAGATAACGATCTTATGAAGGAAGAGCACCCAAGCATGCCTATCAATATTGATAGACAATCGCGTGTTACTTTTGGTGGCTCAAAGAAATCCTAATTTAGGAATTCACAAACCATCGAGATAACATAAACCCGTACTGGAGGCCCTTCGGGGCAGGTACATTTTATAGGAGGCCTCTATGGCAAAAACAAACAAAGATGCTGCCTTTGGCTTAAGAGCTATCGGCAAAGTCGGTCAGAATAGAGACAACCAGGGTTTAGGGGAGTATAGTATATCATCTGGTGATACTACTAAAATCTTCTTCCAAGATGCAGTTTCAGCAACAGCGGCTGGTACAATTCACCAAGCTGCAGCTTCTGAAGCGTTTCTTCTTGGATCACTCAATGGTGTCTTTTACACTGATCCAACAACTGAAAAGCCTACGTTTGCTAATCACTATCCAGGTTCAATCGCTGCTAGTGATATCAAAGCTTTCGTGGCTGATGATCCGTACGAACGATTTGAAATTCAGTCGAACAAAACTTCTGCGCACGCGCAGTCGGATGTGTTCAACAATTACAACATCGAAGTAACGGCTGGAAATGCTGCTAATAATGTTTCTAAATCAGAACTTAATCACGGCACAGCTACTACTGGTACGGCTCAATTAAAAGTAACAGGTATCTCAACAGATATTAATAACAGTACAATTGGCGCAGCTAATTTGAACTTTGTTGTTATGATCAATGAGCACCTGTATAACGCTAAAAATAACGGTATATAATAGTTAGGATAGGAGAACAATTATGGCTATATCACGAGGACAACTAGTTAAGGAACTAGAACCAGGCCTGAATGCACTATTCGGACTGGAATACAAACGTTATGAGAATCAGCACACTGAGATCTACGTAACAGAAACTTCAGACAGGGCGTTTGAAGAAGAAGTTATGTTATCCGGTTTCGCGCAAGCGGCAGTTAAACCAGAAGGTTCTGGCGTAGTTTTTGACAATGCTCAAGAAACTTACACAGCTAGATACACTATGGAAACTATCGCACTTGCATTCGCGATCACTGAAGAAGCGATCGAGGATAATTTGTATGACAGACTTGCGTCTAGATATACAAAAGCGTTAGCTAGATCCATGGCAAACACAAAACAAATCAAAGCAGTAGATCCGCTTATCCAAGGTTTACCAACTACGGATAATTTTGATTCTGGAGACGGTGTTTCTTTATTTAACACTGCTCACCCAACAATCGCGGGTACTGTATCAAACACGTTAGCTGTACAAGCTGACTTGAACGAAACTTCATTAGAGCAATCTCTAATCGACATTGCAGCGTTCACAGACGAAAGAGGTCTAAAAGTTGCTGCAAGAGGTGTTAGAATGATTGTACCTAGTGAGCTTCAGTTCACTGCTGAAAGACTTATGAAGTCTCAAGGTAGAACGTCAACAGCTGATAATGACATTAACGCTATCGCGTCAATGGGAATGATTCCACAAGGTTACAGAGTTAACAACTTCTTGACTGACACGGATGCGTTCTACATTATCACTGATGTGCCTAACGGTATGAAGTATTTCGAAAGAACTCCAATCAGAACAGCGATGGAAGGTGATTTCGATACTGGAAACGTAAGATACAAAGCTAGAGAAAGATACAGATTTGGTGTATCTGACTACAGAGGTATCTTTGGTGTTGAAGGTGCGTAATACTTAAAAAATTTGAGGCGGGCCACAATCCCGCCTCATTTTAAAGATAGAAAGAATAATGGCTAAAATTCTAGTAAATATATGGGCATATAATCATCATGCTAAATTTGTTGTTGAGTGTGAAGACAGCTCAGCCTCACTAGAAAAAGCTATACTTGACAAGTTGGGAGAAAAAAGTATAGTTTGGGAAAATCTTGGAAACTCTTATAGTGACAAGATTAATAGAATAACCTATGAGGAGGTTATTAATGGAGAAGATGATGCAACACTTAAACGACCTCTACCAACAGAAGAGGGGTCTGGATCTTCAGTGGGAGCAGGAGCATCTTAAAGAGGGTAGATATACTCTCAATATGGTTAAGATAGATCGAAAAGTTCGAGAAGTTTTAAGTCATATTAAAATGGCAGAAGCTCAAAAAGAGCATCTAGCTAATAAAGTTGAGAATGCAGCTCCACAAGTTTCTGTAGCTACTTAATAAAAAGCTACATCGTTGGAAAAAAACCACTCCACATTACAGGCTCTCTTGCACTCTACTAAAAACTAGTATATAAAAAACTTACTGTATATAATTAGTTTATGTAGACGCGTACAGTCGACGGCCTAGAGACTACATAAACGGAAACTAGGAGGATAATACTATGGCACAAACAACGTTTGACGGACCAGTAAAATCACTTAATGGTTTTATAGGAGCAGGTCCTAAAATGATACAAGCTATCACAGGAACGGTATCTGATAGCGCAACAAACATAAATAAATACCAAGGTAAAGTATTAACTATTA